AACAGGTGTTGTTACGGCAGATATGTTGTCCAGAAGTGAACGTGAAAGGTTTAATGCTGAGGTAGAAAGAGGTTTTGAAACTCCTGCTCCTCCTTCTACTTCTCCTCGTGCTGTTTCTTCTATAGATGTTGACAGGAAACGTCAACGTGCTGCTGAGAAACGTGATAGGCAGCCTGCCGATCCTGAAGCTGAGGCGAGGCGGATTCTTTCAGAAGCAAGAGTTCAAAGAAGGGCTGATGTGAATGCTGCTGCTCGTGAAGGGCAGAGGGTTGAAGGTGGGACTATGGACCCAGGTCAGCGTAGAGATGCGCTTGGTTCGTCGCCTTCTGTTTCTTCTGATCCGGTAGATTATGCTCCTTTTCCTTTAGCTGCCAATGAAACTTCTACTCCTGTTTCTTCATTTGCTTTAGATGATACAAGAGACCCAAGGTATAGACCAACAGTTCAACTTACTGGACCGATTCAAGAAACACCTGAAAATAATGTGCTTGCCTTACAACAAACACTAATAGAAAAAGGATTCAACCCTGGAGAACCAGACGGAGTATGGGGTTCACAAACCGCTGCCGCTGTTAAAGCATTCCAAGAATCAGCAGGGCTTTCTGTAGATGGTGTGGTAGGGGCTAATACTGCTGCCGCATTAGGTGTTGACCCTGTTGCTGAAAGTTTTCCTACAGGCGGAACAGGCGGAACAGGCGGAACAGGCGGTGCTGTAGAAACAACAGAAACTTTCGGCGACGAAGACATTCGAGACATCGCCGCACAAAACGGTTACGGAGCTAGATGGTTCGCTCACCCAGAAATAGGACCAATACTAAATAAAGCAGTAACCGAAGGCTGGTTTGATTCCGACACAGGGATACGCCGTTTAGAAGCCGAGATACGTCAAACAGACTGGTATCAAGTACATACTGCGGCAAGCAGAGAGTTTGAAGTTCTTGAAGGGAATGACCCTGCGACAGCCGGTGAGTTTATTAGCGACCAAGTGTTGCGTATCCAAGTTGCGGCAAACCGTATCGGGTTGACTCTTTCTGATGAGAGAATGCGTGAAATGGGTCGTGACGCTCATATAGAAAACTGGTCTGAGTATGAGTTGAATCAGTTCGTTGTTTTAGAAGCTGATTGGGAAGCTGGTTTCGCTGGTGGTGCTGTAGAGGATAACTATTCTGTTATCGACCAACTTGCAGGAAATTACATGGTCGGTCATTTGATTGACGACGAAACAAAAGATGAGTGGGCTACAGGGTTGTATCTTGGCGATGCAACTCAAGCAGGCATAACAAACGATATTGCTGCTTTAGCTGAGTCTGCGTTTCCGTCTTTGACTGCTCGTATCCAACAAGGTTACACGGCGAGGCAGATTCTTAATCCGTTAGCGATGGAAGTTTCTCGTTTATTGCCAAGCATAGATTACAGAAGTGTTGATTTTATGACTGATTCTCGGTTCCAACCAATTATTCATCATGTTCAAGAGGATGGTTCTGAACGTATCATGACGGTTGCTGAGGTCGGTAAATATGTTCGTAATTTAGAGGATTGGCAAACTACTGACGCTGCGAAATCGTCGGCACAAGAGTTCGCTGACTTTATAGGTAAGAAGTTTGGGAAGGTAGCGTAATGGCTGAGACAGCAAATGAAATCGTTAGAGATGCGTTAACGGCGTATGGCTTAGAAGGTCTTTTAAACAATGAAGAGTTAGACCTTATAAACCTTTACCAAGACACAGCAGATTTGAACGCTGTTTGGGTAAGGATTAAACAGTCGCAAGAGTATGTAGATAGGTTCCCTGGTATGGCTGCTTTAGCTGCGGCAGGGAGAGCGATCAGTGAAGAAACTTATGTCGCCGCAGAACGACAATACGCTTTCGCAATGTCCTTGTATGGGCTGCCAGCAACCTTTTATGACTCGCCAGAAGACTTCGGCAACTTAATAGCCGGTGATGTGGGTCCAAACGAACTTACTGCTCGTTTAGCGTTAGCTTCAGAAGCAGCGATCTCTGTACCTGCGGAAGTCAAACAACAACTGGAAGACTATTATGGGATTACAGAACAAGATTTAACCGCTTACTATTTGGACCCGGAGAGAGCCACAAATATCTTTGAAGAACGAGAAAGATTCGGAGCAGCCCAAATTGGTGGCGCAGCCATACAAACAGGGATGGGTCCGATAACTCGTGAAAGTGCCGAACGAATATCAGCCTCCGGCATTACTGAGACAGAAGCTCGACAAGGTTTCCAAACTGTAGCGGCTACAACTTTGCAAGAAGAAACAGCTTCAGAACAAGAAGACATAACGGAAACTGATGTGGCGTTAGGTTTGATGGGGATAGATGAAGAGTCTCGTCGTAAAACTGAGGGTCGTCGTCAACGACGGTTAGCGCAGTTTAAGCAATCTGGGGGTCCAGCGGCTACTCAGGCAGGATATATTGGGTTAGGTTCCGCCAACTAGAATAGGCGGATATGAACAGTATTGTAAAAATTATGGGTGCCATAGCAGCCCTTATAACGGCTATGGGTGGTTTAATTGTGGCTATTAACACAATGTTTGGGGATGAGTCTGCACCTCAGCCGATAACAACCATTATTATTCGGGAGCCAGGGGATTACCAAGATTTTGTCGAAAACACGGACCTTCACTATTACGATCAATATAAACAACAATGATGTAGTTTAGGGTCGCTTATATCTGCTATGGTTATTGGTACAAGTCGCTTGCCGTAACGGAATTGCAATAACGTTATGTGAGCAGCCGATAATAAACCGACCACCGCCGTCCTCCACGGTTAGGTGAGACTAACGGAAATAGGAGTGGAACATAGATGAATGAGGAAAACGAATCCATCGTAGAAGAAGGTACCGGAGAAACACGCAACTTTCGTAGAGTGTTGGAAGATCGCGCTAAGGAAGCTGAAGCGAGAGCTGAGGCAGCCGAAAGCGAACTTACTACGTTCAAAAAGAATGAGGCGTTTCGTGAAGCAGGGATCAATCCAAATGATCCTCGTCAATCATATTTCGTTAAGGGATATGAAGGTGAGGCAAGTACGGAAGCGATCCGTAATGCGGCTCTTGAGGCAGGGTTTATTGACGGGAACAGCGTTCAAGCGTTTGACCAGTCAACTACTCCTCGAAGTATGGAACCTGTGGAAACAGTTACATACCGTGAGGAACTTATGGCTCAACAAAGAGTAGCTAATGCTAGTGTCGAAGGTTTGCCGGTTGCCCAACCTGACCTAAGGGAAAGGTTGACATCCGCTAAGTCCGCTGAGGAACTTAAAGCTCTTTGGCAGTCTAATGGTGGTTCTGTAAACGTTCAGGATTAGATTTTCCTCCCGTTCCTTACAATGAGGTAAATTACAATGGCTTATACACAAAAGTCCAGCCTTGATATAGATCAGGTTGCTTTTCAACAGTTAGCCTACTTTGCTTTCCGCGCTCAACCCCTTCACTCTGACTATGCGACTGTTCGTGCTACGAAACAGTCTCATCGTGGAAGTGGTGTGACGTTTACAAAGTACGGCGATCTTTCGCAAGCAACTTCTGCTCTCACTGAAACCAGTGATGTAACCCCAGTCGCAATGACTGACACTCAGGTTACAGTTAACTTGGCTGAATACGGCAATGCCGTAGAAACAACCGCTGCCCTTCGGGGACAAGCATATTTAAATGTTGACGAAGATGCCGCTAACGTCATCGGTTACAACGCTGCTGATTCTTTGGATAAAGTAGTCGCCGATATCGCTTACGCTGGCTCTAGCGTCGCTTACATTGGTCAATCATCTCGTGGTGCTTTAACTGCAAGCAACAAGATAACATCTTCAGCGATTCGCGAAGGTGTTGCTAACTTGCGTGGCAGTAGCGCTCCTACTTGGGGTGCCAACTATGTTGGTTTCATCCATCCAGATGTTGCTTATGACCTAATTGAAGGTACAGCTACCACTGATCTTCGTTCATTCCAAATCCGTTCGGATGCAGATAACGTAAGAAAAGGTGAAATTGGTACCTTCGATGGCGTAACGTTTATTCAAACCCCACGCGCACTTCTTGTTGCCGATGGTGGTAACAGTACCGTTGACGCTTACGGAACCCTAATCATGGGTCAAGAAGGACTCGCACACGCTTACAGCACCATGTACGGTGCTGAACCACAAGTTGTGTTTGGTCCTGTTACTGACCGGCTCCGTCGTTTCCAATCTGTAGGTTGGTATGCGATGTGCGGTTATGGACGTTTCCGCGAGGAAGCTCTCTATCGCATTGAGTCAGCTTCAAGTATTGGTGCTAACTAATAATTGAGGCTTAAAGGATAGTGTGATGCCGGTCCAGGACATAAAGTCAGCTGTGGCGGTTGTTCTGGACTGGTCACACTTTCGTGTAATATGAAATACGCAAAGAAAACAAAGAAAAAGGTACGTCGTCCGAGGAGGTCGAAACGGTGAGTGGCAAATACGCTTCTGTTGGTTTTATCACCAGAGGTAAGGGTTCTAAGAGGGACACGCCTATTCATCGCGATAGTGACGGTTCTGTTGGGGGTGTTCGTACTGAACATTGGGATGGTCGTGTTGACGCTAAGGTTGTCCCTGAATCTGTGGAAGTTAAAGTTTTGCAGGGAAATGGTGAAGGCTAATGGCTGTTACAGCTTCGGGTTTATTTTTACCCACGTTTATAGATGTTCTTGATGGTACGCAGTTAGCAGTTAATGTCGCTAGTGACACTTTGAAGTGTGCGATGATTACTAACAGCTCTACCCCTAATTTTGATACGCATGATCATTGGAGCGATTTGTCTTCTAATGAGGTGAGTGGTACTAATTATACTGCTGGTGGTGCTTCGCTTGCTTCTGTTACTTTGACTGGTAGTTCTGGCACGATCAAGTTTGACGCTAATGATGTCGCTTGGTCTTCTTCTACTATTTCTAGTGCTAGGGCTGCGGTTATTTATGATGATACTTTGACGAATGATCCGTTGATTTGTTTGGTTAATTTTGGTGCGGATTATTCTAGTGCTAATGGCACGTTTACTATTACTTGGAATGCTTCAGGTATTTTTACTCTTGATTTGACTCCGTAGGAGGGGAACTGATGGCAACTGCATATCCTGGTTCTTTAGATACTAATAGTAGTCAACTTCGTACTGATATTGCTTCTTCTGACGATATGAATGCGTCGGGTAAGGAGCATCATTTGATGCACGTTAATGTGCATGGTGCTGCTATTGCTTTGGAAACGAAGCTTGGTACGGGTTCTTCTACTGCTTCGACTGGTGCTGTTTTGATGGGTACTGGTTCTGGTGCGTCGGCGTGGGATACTTCTCCGACTATTTTGGGGGCTTTGACTGTTGGTGCTGATGGGTCGGGTCATGATGTTACGTTTTATTCTGGTACTGCTGGTGATTCTTTTGTTTGGGATTCTTCTGAGGAGAAGTTGACTATTACGGGTACGAATGGTCAGGTTGCTTTAGCTGTTGCTGATGGCAATGTTTCTATCACTGATGATTTGGATGTTGATGGTGATTTAGATGTTGATGGGACGCTTGAGGCTGATGCTATCACTGTTGATGGTACGGCTTTGAGTGAGTATATTGCTGACACTGTTGGGGCGATGGTTGGTAGTAACACTGAGACTAATATCACTGTTACTTATGAGGATGGCGATAATACTTTAGATTTTGTTATTGGGACTTTGAATCAGGATACTTCTGGTAATGCTGCTACTGCTACTGCGTTGGAGACTGCTCGTACTATTAATGGTGTTTCTTTTGATGGTACGGGGAATGTTACGGTTACTGCTGCTGCTGGGACTGTTACTGGTTCAACATTAAATAGTGGGGTTACTGCTTCGTCTTTGACGAGTGTCGGTACTTTAACTGGTTTGTCTATAAATAACGGTTCTACTAGTGCTGTTGGTCTAAAATTTGCAAGCAATGCTGCTGATTCAGGATTTTATTATGTTGCTTCAACACAAATAGGTCTTGCATCTGACACGCATGTTGCAATGACTTCTGCTAATGGAACAGGATCAAGCGGTTCTGCTGC